ATCGGCTTCATCGATCGCCTGCCTGATCTTCTCGGCAAAGCCCTTGGCGAACTCGACCGCGTACTCCGCGCCGGTCATCACGGCCTCTGCCGCAGTGGACTCGCGGATCGACTTGAGCGCGTTCATGATCTCGCTCTGTGCCTTGCCCATATCGGTGCGCAGACGCGACACATCAGCAGCGAGTTCGAATATCAGTGACCCAGCGGATGCCATGATCAGGTGTCCCTATGCGCCCCAGGCGGCGATCTCGTCCTCGACGCTCGCGAATTCGAGCGGCTTCGGTGGTTCGGGTGGGCGGTTCTGTTCGGTGAGCAGGTACGCCCAGCACATCAGTTCATGCGCGCCCATCGTGCGGCGTACCGCTCCCGCCGTCATGTGCAGATGGTTGGCCACTGCAAAGACGAGGCGCGTGATGGGAGCGGTCACGCTTTTTCCACCTCGTCTCCCGACATGCCATTGATGCGTGCTGCGGCCTTGACCAGCTTCACGCGATCCGCGAAGGCACGTGCCGGCCAGTGCGTCATCTGGTCCATCGTGAAGCGCTCGCCATTCGGCCCGACTGCACTCGCGCACAGGAGCCGGTGCTGCATCATCCGCGTGTCACTGCTGCCGCCCGCTTCGAGCACGATCGCCTCGATACCCTCGGTGCCGATATCGTTGATCGTGACCACGCCGAGGTACTTCGTCTCGACCTGCTCACTCTGGAACGTCAGGTCGAAGCGCGGAGCCGGTTGGGATAGATCGGTCATGTCGGTCTCCTATGACACCGTGACTGCCGGGCCGCTCGATGTGGTGGTGGACGGCACACCATTGACGTATGGCGCGACCTTCGCGGTAAAGTCGCCTGCGTCCTGGTAGTTGTGCGTGGTCGTGTTCGAGGCGGTCAGGGTCTCCTTCGTCGTGCCATCGCCCCAGTCAATCTCGAACTTGCCCGAAGCGCCGTTCTGTTCGGTCAGGTTCATCGTGACGTGAAGCGGCGCGGCACCGCTCAGGGGCGTGATGCCCACACTCAGGGAATAGGCAGGCGTTGCCGCTGCCGAGGGCTGGGTGAGGATCGCCTCGCCCGTGATCTTCAGGGTTGCCGCGCCATGCACTGCCTGATCCACGCCACCCGTCTCGTTGATCGACTGGACGATCACGGGCAACGTGCGGACTGCACCGTTGCGGTAGATCACCTCGAACATGCGTTCCTGACCGTCCTTGTAGGCGTCGTTCAGTGCCAGATAGTCGGGATCGGTCGGGTTCAGATAGAAGTCGAAGGTGAGCGTGCCGGGGTCCTGAAAGCCCACCAGGAAGGTCTTCTCGCTGTCGCACAGTGTCGTGGTGTCGATCGTGGTCGCCGGGTTCTGGTTGATCGCATAGGCGTGGGCGCAGACATCAGCAAATGCGTTGACCTGATACGTCGCACCCGGTCCCCAGGTGCCCGTCTCCTTGCTCGTGTCGCTGCCATACAGTGCAGCGGTCTTGGCATCGATATCAAGGTCCTGGATGATCCACTCCTGATTGTCGAGTGACAGCCACTCCGAGCCACTGACATAGATCGGCACGCCGTTCGCCAGTTTGCTTGCGTCATCGAACACCACATAGGCCGGAGCCGACAGGCTCGCACTTTCGAGCAGGCCGGTCGCAAGCGGCGCGGCGTTCGGGTTCTCCAGGTAGAGTCGCGTGTTCTGTGCGCTGATTGCCTTTTTCATTGCGGTACTCCTTCGGTGTGATACCACGTTGAGATGTCCACCATCGTGCGATGCAGCCGGGTGTCCTGTTCATAAAGGTCCTGCTCGTTCTCCACCAGCGGCGGATCAGGACATGCACGGAGGGACGCAATCGCCGCTTCCATGTTCGCGAGCGCTTCCTTGTGCGACTTGCCATAACTGTCGATCTGGTAGCGGACCTGATCCGCGTTCACATACCCCTCCATCGTGTTGACGGGTCCCTGCCAGATACGTTGCAGGACGAGGAACGGTTCGGACGTGCCCTGCGGCACGAGGATCAGGAAAGCCTTCCCCGGCAGCGATCGATCGAGCGCCGCGATGATCTCGGATTCGGTCATACGCCTCCCGGTACATACTTCACGCCGTTGTCCTTGCACCACTTCGCCATCCGCTTCTGGAGGTCGGCGTTCAGTGCGCGACCGGCCTCGTCCTGCTTCGCCATCGCGGCAGGTTGCAGCCACGGGCGCGCGGGCATCTTCGAGGTGCCTTTCTCAAGGAAGCGTCCATAGAAGGGATCACGCCCATAGGGCTTGCGCACGCCATTGATGACTTCGTTGGTCTTGCTGCCCTTGGGCTTTTTGGTCTTGATGTTCACCCGGGCCGCGAGGCCGGTATCGCGCTGCTTGGCCGCGACGACGCCCGCGGCCAGCACGCCCGTATAACGCGCGCTGTTGCCGAACAGGCGCTCGATGTTGGACTGGGCCTGGGCGATGATGGGCTTGGTGGCCTGCCGCAGTGAGGACACCAGCATCTTGCGCTGGAGTTCATCAGGCAGGGTCGAGAGGAAGCGGTCGAGTTCCGCGAGTCCTTCCACATGCGAGTCGATCGTGATCATGGCTGTCCTCCCTGTGTGACTACACCCGTGCCGCACATCAACTGGGCTTCCCTGTGCAGCCCCATTACCGGCAGCACCGCCGAGATGTCATACACGGTGCCGTCCTGATGCACGATCCGCAAGGTCGTGTCGATGTCATCGCGCCAGCGCACCCGTATGCGTGTGGTCACCCCTGCGCGAAACTCTGAGGCACTCAGATACTCGCGACCACTCACTGGCTCGACAGACCCCCACACCGTGAAGGCTTCGACCCACTGGTCGACAATGACCTCGCCCGACTCGTCCTTGATCCGCACCGGCTTCTCGAACGTGAGGCGATAGCGCATCCGGCCTGCCTGCATGGCTACACCCCGAACGTGAGACGGAACGGATCGAGCAGCGCGACCGTCCGTGGGTTGTCCTGCACGGTTACGCCCGACTGCTGCGCCTCGCGGTTCTCGTAGGCATCGCCCACGAGCATCAGCATGGCGAGCAGCAGGCTGGGCGGAAACGCGCCGTCCGGGTAGCCGGTCGTGTACATCACCTCGAAGGACGCGGCCTCGGGCAGCACCTGGGCCGTGTAGACCACGGAGCGCATCTGCCGCGTGATGATGGTCGCGCCATACGCCACGAGGTCGAGGCTCTGGCGCGTGCCATCATCGAGGATCGCCGTGATCGCATCGAGCGAGGCAACCGGCGAAGCCGTGAGCGGGATCGTGTTCGAGGTACACATCCACTCCTCGGCAACGTCCATCATCTGCACCGCCGTGAGCGTAAGGCCGGTGTATTCCTCTGCGCTCTGGCGCGCGGCAGGGATATACACCGACTCGAAGAGAACATCATCATCATCGATGTCCACCCGGCAATGCGCCTTCGCCAGTTCGAGTGAGACCGGTTCACTGCTGTCCTTCCCGGCACCGATGCGGGTTCCCATGATGGTTCACTCCTTGGCCGGAGCCTTCGCAGGCTTGCCGCCGCCCGCGCCCAGCGCGCCTGTCGTGCCGCCCGTGAGCGGCCCGCCCGCAAACGCGTTTGGCGAGAACACGGACAGCCCGAGACGTTCCTCCACGAGGATCGTCACGAGGTTTTTTCGGAAGTTGTCCATATCCTCGCGCGACACCTCAAGCGTGACTGCCTGCCGGTCCCATACCATCGCCTGCCGTGCATCGCCCGTGAGGAACTTGCCCGCTGGCATCGCATAAGTGGATGACACGTTGAGGTTCCACATGCGCGGCGTGATCGGCGCAAACGGACTGCCGAACAGGTAGTTGCCCAGCGTGTCCTTCGACAGTTGCAGTGCCGCCCAGTCCAGCGGGTTCATCACGAGCATGGTCGGGTTGTAGAAAAACGACTGCACCTGGGCGATCGCCATGCGGATGTTGTCGGCTCCGTTGAAGGCTGCATCGGTAGGCGCATACGCCAGGGCCTGCGGCACCAGTCCGTGAATATGACCGGGCGCTCCGTCACCGTTGAGGATTTCGTGATCCTCCTTCATGCGCAGCCCATAGGTCAGGCGCAGGTTGATATAGGCCTGCAACTGCGCCACGTCATCGAGCACCTGACGCGAGGCGAGCATGAAGTGGGCGATCGTGGCGATCGGAGCCTGCGCCAGTTCGAATGACAGGTCGCTGTAGGCCTTCATCGCCCCTTCCGGGTACTGGTAGTCGGCGTTCAGTTGCGCGGACTTTTCACGCGGGTACTCGACCAGGTTCGAAGTCGTTGGACCGTTGGGCAGCAGGTCACGCATCCATACGTCATTCATTCCAGGTGGGATGATCGTCGGGCGGATGTCAGGGATGACCGGAACCTGATTCGGGTCGAGG